CCTTCCACTCGCGGGTTGAAATCCGACTTCATGCGTCACCTCCGTAGATCAGTGCCATGCGCTTGCGGCGCGCGCGCTCCCAGATGCGGTTCTGGGCTTCCTTGGAGCAGCCGGCCGCGACGAACTCGCGGGCTGTCTCGTTGACGTCCAGGCCGGAGCGGGCGGCAACGGCCCGCACGCTCTCCAGCAGGTATCTCTGGCTGTTGGTCTGGACAGGGAAGGCGAGGACTTGGGCGCTCATGCGGCACGCTCCAGGCTGACCGGGGCGGCCAGCGAGAACGGGTTGACCAAGGCGCGCACGCTATCGATCTGCCGCTGGCGTGCCGCGCGGCGTTGGTCGATCGAGTTTCGGGGAGACGGGAAGCTGAGGCCTTTCGGCTCTTCGATCTCGTCTGCAAAGCCCAGCATCACCAGCTCGTGGCGGCGGGCGGCTTCCCATGCCTGCTCAGCAGTGGCGCCGACAAAGATGGCCGCGCGGTAGGCGGTGTCAGCACCAGGCATGTTGAGGCCGGTGTTGCGCAGGTTGCCCTGCAGAGTGTTGAGGTTCTTGCGCAAGCGCCGGACCTCAGCCTCGGGATGCTGTTCCATGACGGAGGCCATGATCAGCACTCCAACCCAAACAGCCGGTTGCCGAAGGCGATGCCGGCCGCCGAGGCGAACACGAACAGCGCATAGACGGCACCGATCCAGATCCACATGGGGCGACGCTTAAGGGGCATCTTCTTTCTCCGGCCCCGGGAGTGGGGCGACGGATGTAGTAAACACGATGTGTCCTCGCTTCGCAACCACAGTGTGTACTACGCCAATTCGCGGCGTGTACCCGTTAAGCTCCCGTTTATCTAGAACTACAGGCCAAAAAAAACCCCGCCGGAGCGGGGTTCGTTCGTTCTGCTCAGTGAATCATTGCAGGATGCAATCGCTGGCAGCCGGGAAACCGATCACCTCACCGGCACCTTTGCACTGAGCGGTGATGCGGGCTCCCTTGGATAGGGAGGCGGCCACATCTTTCGAGATGCCAGACAGCTGGACCCATGCAAAGTCTCCAACCGTCAGATGCACGGTCGGCTTGTCCATGAAGTCAGATTCGATGGATTCCACTGTGCCTGAGATCAGCAGTGTTTTGCCTTTGTACTTCGCATCGGCAGCGATCTCGTTCGCCTCGTAGTCCTGGTGAAGCTGCTGCGCCGTCACTTCAATAGCTGGCACTGCCGAAGGCGTCACCGCAGCATTGCGCTCGACCTGGGTAGCACTGGTGGCGTTCTCGCGCGCAGCTCTTCCACTCTGGTCAAGGGCTCCAACGGCCCCGGCAAAGATGGCGACGCCGATGAAGTAAACGATCGGAGAGCCAATAAGCGATAGCAGAAGCTGTATCAGCCCCTTCATGGCGCCGCCCTTTGCGATGGCGACAATGGCAAGGATGAAGGCGACCAAATTGAGCGGCCAGCCGATGAAGATTCCAAGCCCCGGGACGGGGATCAAGAAACAGAGCCATGCGATCGCAAGGACAATCCATGCCGCCTTACCTGCAGTGTTCACCTGCACATTTCCTTCTGATGTTGCGTTCAATGCATCCCCCTGTGGGTATTAGTGTTCCGGCCGCTATGCAGTACAGCGCCAGGCCGGGCGGCGCTGCGCCAATCATTCAAAAATCAGCGTGTGAGGACTTCATCAGGCCTGGCACCTCGTTAAATGCCACGCCTTCCTCACGGCACTCTTGAGCGCGCTGCATCTTGCTCATGAGCGCCATCAGCTCGTCATCGGATAGGGCCTCCATGACGCCAAAAACATGCATTGTTTCTTGCCGAATCAGCCAGTTAAGCCAGAAGAGATTGCCCAGGTCGCGGATGCGTCCGTAGATCACATCGCGCTGGACTGCGGTCATGCGGAACTCTTCGCCATGCGTTTCGACCACATGGAGGAGGCCGGCTTTGGCTTTGGGCTTGAGGCCCATCGATGCTGAGAGCACCCGTGCCAAATCCTGCATGTCCTTGTCGCTTATTGCCATATCACTCCTCACCTGGATTGGACGCGCGCAACCAGCTCCAGTGCGGCCTTATAGGCATCCAGTTCGCTGGGGAAGCCATTCCCCCATCTCTCTGAAACGATGGCGATCGCTCTATCCGACAAGTCCTCTTTCTGCTCGTCGGTCAAAGGGATGTTGCCATCGAGTACCAGCCGCACCAGCTTCGACGCGTCGCGGAGTATCTGGCGCTGCTGTCTTGCAGACTGAGACTGAGCGGCAGGCGCTTCAGCCGCGGCAATGAACATGGGCAGCTGACCCTGCAACACCCAATCAAGATTGATGCCCAAGACCCGCTGAGCCTCGATGGCGCCTTCCTTGGAGACGCCGCGCGACCTCCAATTGGTGACAGATTGCTTGCTGACCGAAAGGGCAGCAGCGAGCTCAGTCGGTCCGCTGATTGGCGGCACAAGCTTGGCGGCGGCGGCATACAGACGCCCCGTGGATTCATGCATGGATGACATTCGTCGATTATCGGCATCCTCTCGGCGCTCGGTACACACGAAGTTGACACTTCGCACTTTCGTGGTGTGTACTATCGCCCTATGGACACCTTGCACCCTGATTCCCTTGTGATCGAGCGCCTCGGCGGGCCGGTGAAGCTTGCCCGTCGCCTTGGCATTTCCAATCGCCAGCGCGTCCAGAACTGGAAGGCTCGCGGCATCCCTGCTGACGTCTTGCTGGCCAACCCTTGGTTGCGCCGGAAGGTCATGCAGGCTCGGGCAGAGGCCGAGAGGGTGGGCCAGGAGATGGTCAATGCCGCCTGATTGAGTGGTTTCTCCGTCAGATGGTTCGGGCGGACTCATTCGTCTGCCCCGTCATCCCACATCCACAGCACTTGGCCGCCACCTTCAGGCACCGGCCCGAGGTCGGGGAGGGCAAGCGGGAACGCCTTCGGCCTTCCGTCCACCCTCCGCAGCACGAACGGCTTTCCGCACATCCGCACCAGCGTCACCACGCCATTTCTGGCGGCCATCCCTGAGTTGTTGTTGTCCATGGCGCCGATGTTGCGCCGCCACAGCGCTCCTAACCACGTTCACAGAGCAGCCGCATGAACATTACTGACGCAGCACACAAGACCGTGAAGGATTACCCGGGCGGCGCCGAGGCGCTGGCGACCAGGCTGATCACCGTGAACGACAAGGGCGAAGAGAAGCCCATGTCCGGGGCGGTGCTCCGCAACAAGATCAACCCGAACAACAAGACCCACCGGCTCACCCTGGCCGAGGCAAACGAAATCATGGGTCTGACGGGCGACCACCGGATCCTGGTCGCGCTGGCGGCCGAGCACGGCTATGGCCTGCATGGTCTGGAGCCGCCAGCGGATGCCGGTTGCCTGACGAGCACGATCCTTGCGACCTCAGCCAGTAAGGGCCACTTCGCGGAAATGCTCCACAAGTGCCTGCAAGACGGCCTGATCACCGACAACGAATTCTCCGAGCTGCAGACAGCCGCAACCGCAGTGCAGTCGTCGCTGATCGTCCTCATGACACGTCTCCGTGAGTCGAAGGGTCAGAAGGACGTGCTGTGAGCCAGTTCGACAACGACATCCGCGCCAAGTCGGCGCAGCGCGATCGCCTCGCCGGCGACGTGGACGCATTCCTGGCCAAGGGTGGCCAGATCGAGCGGCCAGGATCGCCATCACCCAGCAAGCTCATGACGGTGCGCGAGTACAGCGACCTGACGTGGGCACGGAGGAATGAGCAGTGAGCCACCTTCCCGCACGCAACACCGATCCGGACACCAGCCACGAAGCGGCGCACGAGCTCGTAGATTCGGGTGCGCAGGCACAACAGCAGGCGCAGGTTGCAACGGCGGTTCGCCAGTATCCCGGACTCACCAGTCGCGAGCTGGCGTTCTCGGCCGGCCTGGACCGACACATGGTGGCCCGCCGCCTGCCCGAGCTCGAATCGGATGGGCTGGTAGTTCATGGAGCGCCGCGCATCTGCAGCATGAGCCGCAAGCGCTGCCAGACGTGGCTGCCGGTGCTGGCCGATGCCGACCAGGTGCCAATGGCAGCCTGACATGAATCCTCTTGTTTCCGCTGAAGTTGACCTGCGCGGCATGCCATTCATGCCTCTCGATGTGGCGCGATTGCGCGACAGCGAGCTGGCGATCATGGCCACCGGCGATGAGTTCCGTGCTGCCGTGCTCCTGTGGTGCGCAGCATGGAACCAGCTGCCGGCGGCGAGTCTGCCTGACAACGACCAGGCATTGGCCGCATACGCGGGCTTTGGCCGGGACGTGCGCGGCTGGCAGTCGGTGAAGGCTGGCGCCATGCGCGGTTTCGTGTTGTGCAGCGATGGGCGCTGGTATCACCCGGTGGTCGCCGAAAAGGCAATCGAGGCCTGGGCAGAGCGCAGGGAATATCGGGCGGGAAAGGATCACGACAACGAGCGGAAGAGGCGGGAGAGAGAGTGGCGCTCG